AGGTCTGAATTCAGTTATGACACCACTAACATCCTATCCTAGCTCGAAAGGTCAGTCGTTCTGAATGGTAAGATATCTACCGAGGATATCGTGGACATGAAGTATGCATACCAGATATAATCATCGGACTTGCGTCTCCACCAGTAATTAGGAGAAATCTACAAGGAAAAGAAAGTAGTACTCCCAAAGACCCGACTCTTCGAGGGGCCATCTAAGACTCAGAAACCATCTTAGATGAACGTAGTAGCCGCCCAGAACTACTACCATGCCAAGTAGCCAGACCTAGCTCCATTGAGAGACCCATGCCCCTATGTCATACTGGACTTAGCAACTTGGGCTATCTAGGTAAGACTCATCGAGAGATGGATGAGAGAGCACAAAGAGCCATGTATATTAGTCAACGGAATATTACAACCCTTTGCCTCCTACGAGAACGACAAACCTGTCACACAATCTGGATGGACAACCATTACTAATGGATAGACTCTCGCCGAGTTTGAATACTCAAAAAATATCCGCCAGAATTACATCTCCGCACTTTCCCGGCAAATGTCCGGAAGGGTCGTTTATGACCAGAACGAAGTCGTCAATTTCCGAGGACGATGCATAGAATACATGGACACGATCACCGATCATATGCTAATCCATGCAATTCACGCGATGGAGACCCTGGATCTCATCGCCTACACCAATAAGGATGACTGGACGCTTGCTAAGGCCACAACTTATAGGTGCAACATACTGTCCCAACTTGCAGCCAGATCTAAATAAGACTACAAGGGACACTCTATGTTGAATGTGAAATCAGGAGAGATATACACCACCAGTCATTTTGATTTAGTTGACGGATATCTCCAGAACCAGGAAAGTCGCCCCAGAGCCATCATGAACCCGAGTAACGAGAAAGTCGGATTGATGGCAGCCATCCAATCAGGTATGTGGCGTGCAGTCAAGGCTGCATGTCCAGGATTTATCTAGGGGTTGAACAAAGAGGAACAGCTGGCCATCATCAAAGATAATTGCAAAGATGGATGGATTTCATTCTCCATGGATGGATCAGCGTTCGATAGCTCTCAATATGCCATATTGTAAAGGGCAGTGGACAATCGCTTCTGGAGTAATATCCGACCTCTGATAGAAGCAGTGATCAGGAACCCCATCAATTCGCAACTAGTGAACGACCCAGAATAGGTGATCGAAAATTTGATGGACTCACTCCTCGACACGAGAAACATCGTGTTCACCCATATCCCTCAGCTAGATGGACCAGAATGGCCTGATGAAATCAACAGATTGTTCCAGGAATCCTTCCCCCATCTAGATGACTAGCCTTGGCAGAACTATGCCTACACAGATATGGATGGAACGACTTTCTCTGGACTGTCCACAAGAACCACAATGGGAAACACACTCCGTTCCCTAGCTTACACGTGGTACTACGCCGAACAGGCAGGAGTGGCGCATCCATGGGCAAGTGACCAGATGTTCGTAATGGCTTCAGGAGATGACGTTGTCTTATTTTGCGATCCAGCAATTAAAGACGCATTGGTCGATTCTGTAATGCGACTCACCGCAAGAACCAAAGACGAGCAAACCCCAACGGGGCTGGGACAGTGTCTTAAAACCATTGAACTTGGAGAGGTGCATGAAATATCTTTTTGCTCCAAATGGTTTTACTCGGAAGATGGGACGTTAGATGGGCTAACGTACTCAAGGGATGTAATGAAAATCCTCACTCAAAAACAGTATTATAGCAAGAGTAATTAGCTAATACTAACCAATCCATACGTACATCGCATGGCCATACTACAGGGCTTCCAGACGGAAAAAATCTCTCATTTAGTTGAGGATATGCTCGCCCTACAGCTCTCCAAACTACCAGTTGGCTACATATCACAACAAGCCTATGAGAAATCATAGTATGTGAGATATGCCATCAAGGAGGAAGGAGCTGGGTATGGAATGGAAAATTGGGTGAACCAGAAGATCGGACTTTCAATAGTTGACTTACTGGAGCTAAACGACTTAGGACAAGTTCGTTTAGACGGAGGAATGGGCAACAGCAGAGGGCTGTGCAAGACCCAGTTCCTGTGTGTGACTAAGGGTTCACAACAGGACCGGGGCATTGCTAAGGCATGTAAGTCCCGCCCAAGCTGAGTTAAAAATTCAAACAATGCAATCCAAGCAAAAGAACCATAACAATAACTCAGTTATTAAGAATGCCGAGCCCGCGTCAAACAAGACTCAGAACTACTTGACCGCTCGAAGACTCCATAACGATAGAAAGGAGTAAAAGCAGCATTAGAAATAGATGGCCGGAGTTAGAGCTCCTCGTATGATTTAACCCACCACCGAACAGATCCTTAGTTCATGGGACCTATTTCAACTGGCCAAGCATTTTCCAGGATAGGTGGAGACACCTTACGTAGCTGGCATGAACATTTCTCCTAATCCCACATCCACATTTAGCAACAATTATACTGTGGCTTCAGCCTATGTCGGCTCATCACTTGGCACTGTGGCTATCGGACACCAGGATTATCTTGTCATCATGCACTGCCCTATTCTATCTGCTCTAAAGTCCACCGCTGGCGTACGGATGTCTGGACTGGTCGTGTATCAAAACGACGACATTAACGCCCCAGTGTTCTTTTCTCAGTTTTTGAATAGTTACACCTCGCCTTCGATGGCTTCAGTTTATGGGGGTGATGCTGCTGAATTCGCTTCTAGCGGATTCGTGTTCGCATCCCAACTTAACGTATCACTCGAGGCACCCAATATCCAATCAACAGGCAACTTCTACAGAGGTTCCTTCACGCTTGGAAACTTGGGCGGTGGAAATGTATCAATTGAAGATCTGATACACATATCACAGATGTCAAGACCAAACAACAGGAAATTCTCCTTGACATCAGCAGTAGTAAACAACGACGCAGGGTTCTATAACCAAACAGACTTTGCATCCCCAATCGTGGGTGACAGACCTCCAGCTGGAATGGACGCTGAAATCGTTGACTACATTGTGATACACAAACCCTTCGTCGGAATAGAGACCGGAACGAAGACGCTCTACTCACTTAATATCAAAGTGATGGCCAATCTCTATTTTAGGCCAAAATTAACTAGTTCTCTAGCCTACGCATTATTCAAGGACACCAATTCAAGAATAAAATCGGGTCCCGAAATACCTAGAGACACCCCCTTCTATCCAGAACACACTGGATATACTTGGAAGGGATTGAAAGACGCAGCCAAGAATATACTTCCACTAATCTCGGGCGCAGTTGCAAGGAGACACCCAGGACTATCAGCAGTCCTCCGTGCCTCGCACATGCTCATGGACTAGCCCATTCGACCTTCTATTAGAAGAGAGGATGCCATGAGATCAATGAGAGCTATACGAATGCAGATTGGGGAATCATACTCCCAATTGAAGTTCGTTGCTGACCCCCTGACTGAGGCATGCGATAAAGGCGACGCATACCTAAGGAGATACACCTAGGCTGTTCTAGATCTAGAAACCTTCTAGAATCTGGAACCTTAGCCCTCTACAGTCGACTACGAAGAACCTGCGAAATAGCAGTTCACCCAAAACTTCTAGTCTAAGCCATACCAAGATGCCATCCAAGGCAACGAGCACTTTCGAACTAACGAGAGTTCCCTCGATACTGGTACAAGAAGAGAGCTTCAGTAATTCTAACTGGACTCTTTTAGAGCTAAATGAGCTCATCCAGGACATGTTGTCCGACGAGCTAGGTTTCACCTAGTTCTTGTAAAATAATATCCGCTATTGACTACACACTTTATGTAAGTGTCAATCTTTAGTGCCACTTAGTGGGCTGCAGTTCGGGA